AAGGATGAAGACAAACGGATGCTTGATGAACTGGTTATGACCCCCGCTTTCATTACGGTGGACGTAGCCCACGCCGACCATCAAAACGTTGCTGATATGTTGAAACATCTCCAAAAGACGTTTGAGCATAGCGGTGGATACATCGAGCGCCCCAAGTTCATCGCCGGTAATGTTGCCACGGCTGACGGGTACAAGTTCCTTTGCGATTCTGGGGCAGATGCCGTCAAGGTGGGTATCGGAGGCGGGTCTATCTGTACAACTCGCTACAAGACGGGTTTCCACGTTCCTACAGCCTATTCTGTATGGGAATGCCGACAAGACACCCGCTATGATGTCCCTATTATCGCCGATGGCGGGGCCAAGCACTTCGGGGACGTGGCTAAAGCCCTCACCTTGGGCGCTGATATGGTCATGTCGGGTCGGTGGTTTGCTGAATGTATTGACTCCCCGGCTAAGATTGAACATGGCAAGAAGATTTACCGTGGCTCTACCTCTTATGAGGCAAAGGGGCATAATAACCATGTCGAAGGCCAAACCATTGAAATTGAGCGTGCTTGTACTTATAAAGAGCGATTACTTGAAATCCAGCAAGCCCTCCAGAGCAGCATATCGTATGCGGGCGGGAAAGACCTCTCAGCATTCAACTCAGTAAGGTGGTTATTATGGCGCTAACGAGACGTGGATTTCTCAGAAATCTCGGTGTTCTCGCCGGTGCTTTTGGAGTTTCACTATCGGTTTTCAAGCCTCAAGAGAGGAAACGGGAGATTTTTCGTACTCGCCCCGAACCCGATGGCAGTTATTTGGTTGGCTACAAAGGCTCTCAATTCCTTGAAACAGGGGCGGTTTACGCCCCCTACATACCGCTCTACAAAACCCCCGATATAGTCCCGTACATCTCACCAAAGTTCATCCATAAATATGCTCGCTTGACATCTGGCAAGAATCTGCTACAATTGGACTGAAATGAAAAAGAAGTCGCAAAAATACATTGATGATGTGTTGAATAAAATAACACGACTCACTCGTCATATCCGCAATGTGGAGGATAATTGCGTTTTATTGGGGACGAAACTCATAGAGAGGGGGGACATTGAACTGGGGCATCAACTTATTGCCAATGGTATGGTCCACGACGCCAGTAAATTCTACGGAATAGAGTTTGAGAATTTGTCGAGCGTTGAACCGTGTGTGGAGGAAACCTCCAAACTCAAACTAAAGATGGCAATTCACCACCATCAGAAAACAAATCTTCATCACCCCGAGGCGTGGGCAAATGGAATCATTGGGATGCCAGACGTGTACCTTGCTGAGTTTTGTTGTGATAGCAAAGCGAGAAGCGAAGAGTTCGGGACCGACCTAAGAAACTGGATAGATGAATCGGCAACAAAACGATATAGTTTTACAAAAGATGATGCGGTCTATAAACGGATAATGGAATTTATTGACCTTCTCTGTCCGAAACCATTCCAAGATTTGTCAAAATAAATACACCTTTACTGGATATGCTTGATATTTATATGGTATGAAGCAACTAATATCTTGCCCAATATGCCTCCGAAAATTTAAGTCGTTGATGTCTCATATTCGTTTGGCACACCATCTCACTCCCCACGAGTTACTTGAAAAATATCCGAATACGAAAATGGTTTCCGACTCGGTAAAACAAAAGGCATCCCACTCCTGTATTAAATCGGCGTGCGGTCGTAAGCCCGGTTTTACTGTGTCCGAAGAGCAAAGGCGGAAAATATCCATCGCAGTATCGGGGGAAAGAAATCCATTTTACGGGAAACAACACTCTAAAAATACAAAAAGGAAAATGTCCCGAAATCATGCCGATTTCAATGGAACGAAAAATCCACTTGTGAAATGGTTGAATGAAGACCCACGAAACAAGGAAATTTATTCCCGCCGATGTAAAGAAACATGGCAAGACCCCAAAAACCACGCAATTCTCTGTGAGTCCAATAAGAGAGGCATAGTAAAGGCAATGCTAAACGGAAATCATCATCCATATTCTAAATGTGACCGTGGATGGTTTAAGAGCCAAAAGTTTGGACGGAAGTTTTATTATCAAAGTTCGTATGAAAAACGATTTTTGGAATATTGTGAAACTGCCACTAAAATATCTTCTTTACAAACTCTGCCGTTTGTGATACCGTATAAGGATAATAGCGGGAATGACCATTCCTACTATGCCGATTTTTTGGTGAATGAAATAACTGTAGTGGAAATAAAGCCATCCTCGATGATGGATTACAACCACAACAGAGAAAAGATAATGGCGGGAAGAAAGTATTGCGGTCGTCATGGATATGATTACAAACTCCTGATGGAGAAAGAATTAAATGATTTGGAAAATGTGTTATGAATCTTGAATGGTTACAGAGAAATCTCATCTATCTCACTAAGGCGGGAAGCCAATCCTATGGGACGGCAAATGAACTGTCTGATTTAGATGTCAAAGGAATTGTCGTTCCTCCTCCACAGGTAGAATATCATTTATATCATAGGACCGAGCAAGTGGAAAATAGTCCGTACGTTTCGTCCAAGGTCGAGCATCTCAAAAATCCTCTAAACCCGAAAATTGAATCTACGGTTTATACCCTCAGAAAATTCTTTATTCTGGCGGCGGAAGTGAACCCCAATATCATCGAACTTCTTTACACTGATTTATCCGACCATATAGTCGTTGCTCCGACTATGGCGAAACTAATAGAAAATCGTCATCTGTTTTTATCAAACAAAGCAAAATTTACATTTTCGGGGTATGCCGCAGCACAAGCCAAGAAGATTGAGCGTCATCGCAAGTGGATTGTCCTCGGCGAAGTGAAGCCGCCAAGTCGTGAAGAGTTTGGTCTTCCTCCTATCCAGAAGGGTGCCGTCACGGAAGTTTTCGGCTACATCAAGTCCAAGGTCGAACAGTGGAACCTTAATCAGTTCCCACTGGAAGAAATGGACCGTGCTGAACTTAAGAATACCATGTGGGAACTTATGTCCGAAGTGACGGACAGAGAAATCTCTGTGGCCAACTGGCCCGACGTGTATTCTGAGGCAGTTATCCACAAGATGGCGAAAGACTACAATCTTAGCGACGAACTCGTTAAGTATATCTATGCAGAGCGTCAGTTTGCCAAGGCCAAGCAGGTCTATGACTCTTGGATTTCTTGGAAGAAAGAACGTAATCCCGCCCGCCGTGAACTCGAAGAGAAGAGCGGCTACGACACGAAGCACGCTTCTCACCTTGTACGCCTCATGCGTATGGGTTACGAAATCATCTCGGAAGGCAAGGTTATTGTTAACCGTGTTGGCGTGGACGCCGATGAACTACTTGCTATCAAAAATGGCGCATGGTCCTTTGAGAAAGTCATGGAATTCAAGGACATCATGGAGAACAAACTTGACGAAGAGTATGCTCGCCAGAAGAAGCTTATTGCAATGGGTGAACCTACACCCATCCCCCGTGAAGTGGATAAGGTGAAGTTGAATGTTCTCTATCACGAACTCTACAACGAGTACTGGGAAGGGCAGAAACCGTTCGACCTAGCAGAATACGGATAAACATATGATTGGCGCAATAATCGGTGACATAGTTGGGTCTCCCTACGAAGGGGGATATAGACGCTCTGTGACTACAACGGAGTTCCCTTTGTTTAGCCCCGACTCCCGCTTTACAGATGACAGCGTTTTAACGTGTGCTACCGCACAGGCGTTAATGCGCCCGTCACTTTCTCCATTCCCTCGTAGATTCGCACAGCAATACAAGCAATGGGGAATGCGCTATCCTGACAGGGGCTACGGCAGCAAATTTAAGGAATGGATGGCGAGTCCAAACTTCTCCGTGGTCAATAGCTATGCTAATGGGTGTATGATGCGATGCAGCCCTATTGCCATGCTCTATGAGGACCGAGAATTGGCATTGAAGCGAGCCTTACAAAGCATTGCTTACACGCACAGTTCTCCTGAGTCCGCTCGTGGCGTTCAATCCATTGTGGATGCTATTTGGATGGCTCGGAATGGAGCCACTAGAGAAGAAATTAAGGCCCGAGTGCAAGAGCAATACGGGCACATGGTCCAGCATAATCTGGAATATTTGCGTGCTTGGACATCACGGGATATTCGTTGCAACCTCACTGCTCCACAAGCATTGATATGCTTCTTGGCATCGAGCAACTATGAATCGGCAGTCCGAAACGCCGTCTATTCGTTGGGAGATACAGATACGATTGCTGCTATTGCAGGAGCGATTGCGGAGTCATTCTATGGGGTCAATTCTATTCCATACCTTATGATTGCCGAGGCTAAGAATCGCCTGACTCCCGAGATGATTGAGACAGTCAACTCATTCTATGAGAAATGCGGCCCCGATAGATTTCATCTCGGGTTTATCCTATGAAAATCAAGTACAAGCGGACCACAACTGATACCCAATGGGCCACAGGAAAAAGCGAGTTGGATTTGTACAACTTTCTGACCACCATTAAGGATAGTGAGGCGGTAATTGTCAGAATAGATTGCCCTCACAAAAACACTTACGTCGAAGCAAGATTCCATTGTCATAAATGCTTGGCATAATGCGAAAACAGAACCTAATCATAGCGGCAGTCTTTCACGTTCTTATTATCGTTCCTCTCATTTTCTTCGCTTCTCACGAAGGAATGTTAGGGAAGAAAATGCAAACGTTAAGCGTGGTTCTTATGCCAAAGCCCAAGGTGGAAGAAGTTAAGCCGAAGGTTGAACAACCACGGGTAGAAACTCCAAAAGTCGCTCTTCCAACGGAGCAGCCTAAAACGGTTCCACAAACTGTGCAAGCACCGTTGCCATCTATTGCTCCTGCTGCTGCTCCCCCGCCAGCAGAGATGCCTGCCATCAACTTCTCAGATGGGGCCAAGGAAGTGAACACAGTGACAGACCCGATTCAGCTTTACAAAGCATACATTGAATCTCATATCAAATCACAGTGGAATACGCCACAGTCAGATTATGAAACCCTCGTCGAGATAAGCATAACTCCCGAAGGTAAAATATCTCCCATCGCCATTGTATCCAATACTGGTGATAAAGAGTGGACGAAATCGGTTAATGATACCTTGGCGAAAGTCAAGATTTTATCCAGACCGCCTCCAAAAGGGTTTCCAAATCATTTCCAAATAAGGTTTGACACAGCCGAGGGGCTGTGATACACTTCCTACAATGCAAACGTTCCTGCCATACTCAAATTTCCATCTAACCGCCGAAGTGTTAGACCGAAAACGCCTCGGGAAGCAACGAGTAGAATGTCTGCAAATCCTCCGCACTCTCAAGCAGGGCGAATGGACTTGTTTGAGTTGCAAGATGCCAGTGACCCACTTCAACGAGCATAAGACGGGGTATCACTGTTATTACTGCGAGGCATCACTCAAGCGCACAGGATGGTATAATCATCCCGCAGTTCAGATGTGGAAAGGATACGAAACTGGTCTCATGCTGTATTTGCGTGAAATCTGTGCGGAGTGGGTACGCCTCGGCTACAAGGATACCTGTTGGGAAAAGGCCATCGAAGTTGGCTTCCGACCACCCAACGTTGGCGAAGGATTTTTACTTCCTAACTGGTTAGGAAATGAAAGTTTTCACCTGTCTCACCAATCCAATTTACTTCGAAAGAACCCAGACCATTACAGTCAATTCTTCATGGGCATCCCCAATGATTTACCCTATGTTTGGCCTACCAAATCATGAAATTAGAACACGTAAACGGAAAAACCGTTGAGACGGATAAGCTTCCAGATGTGGATGCGCTTCTAATGGAAGCCAGCAAAGGTCTTCATGAGCTATTTGCTAAGTACAATCGGCAACTTTTTCTCGTGGGTGAAATGAAGAGTACCGAGGACAAGCCAGCTAGTAATGGTTGTGTATTCTTTCATCTCGGGGAACCCGGAATAGACAAAAATCCCGAGGTCATGCAGAAAGCAGTGGGACTTTATTATGGGCGTATAGATGGGTATATCCGCTCAATGTCTAATCACTCACTTGGCATTGGTCGCATCCCACCGCCCCAAGTCGAACCCTATCCAGAAAGAGAATCATGAGTGACGCCGAACAACTGGAAAAGTTTCGCAAAGCATTAGAAAGGATTGCGGACTATGATAGCGAATCTATTTGGATGGATAGTCGGGACGATGCAGCAGACGATATGCTTTCTATTGCTCGTGTAGCATTAGGATTGGAGGAAGAATGAGTGTTTTCTGTTCCTCGTACATACTTATATCTGGAAACTATCCGAGATAGTATAAAGGTATTCGGTATGAAATATAGAAAGTCTGAATTGATTTTGATTGGGTCGCTTTATGATAAAGGACTAAACCGAGAAGACATTGCGAAACATTGCAACGAGGTCTATTATGGAGGACGACCTATACGCACGGCACGGGGCATAGAGTTTGCGTTGGGAAGCAAAATCAAGCGGAGTAATGATAGATTTACTATTGTCTGCGAGGTCTGTAAAACTCCATTCAAAAGCGGATGGTCAAATGCGAGATATTGCGACGATGAGTGTCGAGCAGTCATAGAACGAGAGTACAGTCGAAATGTTTATCGTGCTGACCCCAAGAAGAATGTTCAACAACAAACCCTACGAGCACGAGACAGAATAAAAAGGCGATGGGCGATTATTCTGGTTACAAAGGGCGATAGGTGTATCAAATGCAAAAAAACATATCCTCCCGTGGTGTATGATTTGCATCACCCAAATGGAAAACGTGGGCGAAAAGAAAATCCATCTCGGATTATTCGTCATGGGTCGGAGAAACAGTTTAACGAAATGCTTCGAGAAGTTGAAGTATGGTGTCCTATCTGCCATCGTCTGCATCACGCAGAAACGGGTGACTGGGCACCTATGAGAAAAGGAATATGATATGAGTTACAGACCAATCACGGATATGTGGTTTTTGGCGAGAGCGAAATTGAAAGGTGGGAAGAAGTTTTACGGAGCTTATTTGGGGGGATTTCCCGAGCGTGCGAGAGCATTGCTTGGATGTCGCATTTCTGAACCAGTGCTTCATGTGTGCGGTGGGTGTGCCAAAGACTATCCTTACAAGCGAGCCTTCGGACCCAACGACAAGACGCTTGACCTTGACCCGGGAGTACAACCTGATTTTCTCCAAGATGCACGAGAAGCTTTTCCGTGGTGCAATGTAACTTACAATGTCAACCCGCTAGACAATCCGGCGAATCCTGTGATTCCCACCAAAATTCCGTGGTCAGGAATTCTTATTGACCCACCGTACACAGAGGCGGATGCGGCTCATTATGTACCGGGGGCTGATAAATATCCAAAACCCAATGAGTTGATGAAGAACGCTTTGGAAGTTCTTCCATCGGGAGGGCGTGTGGGACTTATACATTACATTCTACCAAGTCCCAAGGATTGCATCTTCGTGGCGTGCGTGGGAGTTGTCTGTGGATTTAACAATCGAATACGGGTGTATTCAGTTTTTGAGAAGCTTTAGGAACGAGCAACGGCCTTCATAAACTCCTGTCGTCTTCTGGCGTTTCTTTACGATACCAAAAAGGTATCCAAGAAGCTTCTTCTCGTCGTCTGACAGAATGGATATATCAACGGACCCATTTTCGGCTTCTGGGGGCAGCGGCTTACCAAGTTGTTTGTACATGTCGGCGGCATGTCTCCTACAAATACCGTGGGACTTTCCTATCTGACGACCTCCGAGTAAATCTTTGAATTCACCTTGACAATAACCACAGGGACGTTGCATCGCCCGCTTAATGATAGCTTTCTTGTCGGGAGGAAGAGATTTGAATTTCTGGATAACCGCCGTATCCACCCCCGCCCTAGTTTCGGCACGGTCTGGATTTGGCTTTGCGGCGAATTGTTTTTGGAGTTGAGCAACTCGCTCGGGGTCCATTGCCTCAGTCGTTACTTTTTTTTTGAGCCTTTAGGCAACATGGGGTCGGCCATCTTGCCGCCCGTTTGAGTGGTATCATCCGAATCCATTGACTCAGTTTCTTGGAGAGGCTGAGGACCGGGCTTTTCTTGATACTGTTGGTCGCTGCCCTTATTGGTGTTCAAATCGTAATAGCGTCCGAGGACGTGACCGATGTCTTGGTAAGCAACTCCTGCTTGTTGCATACGAGCGTAGGTCTCCTGAACAATCTTCTGGAACTCCTGTACACGCTTCTTCAATCCCTGCATATCCTTTTTGACGATTTCTTGCTGGAACCATTCTCCGCATTCGTTGAGTGCGTAGGACTCGGCAAGTTCGCAAAGTTCCGTGATACCCTTGGCGGAATTCATGAGGGCTTCTTCGTTCTTCAAACATTCGCCGAAATTCTCGTACATGGCTGAGAGTTCCATCAGCTTCTTTTTCTGTTCGGAGGACATCTTGGGTGGCTCGGTGCCGAAGCCATTGTTAGGGATGTCGGGTAGCGCCTCAACGATGCGCTTCAAAGTTAGTTTGCTTGTCGTAGGGATGTTCATACGTTTATAAATATCGGTTGGATGGTGGATTGTTACATGTTTTTATCGAGTTCTGGCTGCTTGTAGCCATCGAAGAAATCAATGACATCGTTGAAGCTCTTGAATCGCTTCGTGGGTTTCTTTGGCTCTTCGATATAGAAATAGCTGTCCTTTTTGCCAGTGGCTTCGTCAAGGCTCTTCTTTTTTGAAATTGTAATCTTAGGCGGCTTCTCTGTCTGCATGTGATTATCGTCCATGAATTTGAACCCCATCGTTACTAGATGGTCCACGTCAGGCCAGCGCCATTCATCTATCTTGACATACCCTTCTTTGTTCTCTTCATCAATTGAGTGTAAGAGTTCAGTCAGTGAAATCATATTAGGCTTCTTCATCTTTTCCTCCCTGACCGCCTTCTTCTTCGGCACTCTCATGCTTGGAAAATGCAGTCCAACAAAACATGTTACCTTCTCTCAACTTCTTGATAACCGTTGTGTCGTTATTTCCAAAATCGTCCGTGGACTCATACTTGACAAAGAATTTGTCTCTCTGAGTTGGCTGGTCGTTTTGAAGCCCAAGCTGTGCGATGAGTTGAGAAAGGATTTGTGCTCCCTGAGTATCATCTGTGAAGGTGATTGATTTGGTGACACGAATGTTATCGGCCACAGTTACATCCTCATCATCAGGTTCCGATGGTTGATTGGATGGCTGGCTAGGTTGGCTTGGTTTGGCGGCAGTAGGCTGTGCCATTGGTGTTTGAGCTAACTCAGTAACAAAGGATTGTTGTTCTTTCGGGGTCATCTCAATACCACGGCGCTGATTTACATAGCTATCAAAGTCTGCCTTGGTATCAAATGTTTTGGCTACTGCCTTTGGTTCGGGTTTACTTTCCCCGCTTGTAAATTCATTTTCGTTGGTTTGAAGGTTGTCAGCGTTGGCGATGTCAGTTTCTCCACCTATGTTTCCTGTGTACTCTTCTTTGTATCTTCGCAATCCGACCAGAAGTTTCTTCTTCTGTTCCTCGCTCATGGACTCCCTAAGCATTTTAAGCCGCTTTATGTTCATATGTCTGGATTCGTTTACTGCACTATCGAAAGTGTACACCCTATAAGTATGACCGCCCAACTGCGGAATGTAATGTGAATTCTCTTTGCCTGCAAAGTCACGTTTCCATGAACACTCCTTACAGTAATGGAGAACTGGTCCTTCGTGGTTCGTTTGGATTTTGTCCTTATGGCCACAAACAGAGCATACGTAGGGACGGTATTCAAGCTTCATGTGTATAAATATCTACGTTTTTTTTATCGTTTTGAAAAATGTAATAGTATTTATATTTCAGAAATGCCGCATTCTTTGCCGCCAATTGACCCACTAAGGGTCTCCGTTTTAATAACCTTCATTGAAGCTTCAATAGCTTTAGATTCCAAACATAAGGAAAAAACACAACTATGGACAGCAATCTATTCAAAGAAGCTATCGCTGACGCAAAAGCAGTTCGTCAAACCGCACTCGCTAACGCCAAGGTAGCACTCGAAGAAGCATTTACCGAGAGATACAAGGCTATGTTTGCCGAGAAACTTAAGGAAGAAGCAGAGCAGGAAACTGCGATGCCAGCAGAAGAAGGTGGGATGCAACAGCAAGGCGCAGCCGCCGTTTCGGAGCAGGAAATTGATGAACTTATCAAGGAACTGGAAGCCGAAGTAGGTGAAGAGCCACATCCTGAACCCGAAGGTGATGAAGCAGGGGGAGTCCCACCGCCACCAGCAGCGGGAGCCGCACCAGATGGCGTACCCCCAGTAGGAGCACCACCGATGGGTGGAGCACCAATGGGTGGAGCACCAATGGGTGGACCAGCCCCGACAGTTTGCCCTCCCGGCACAATCCCATGCCCGGGCGCTCCGGGTGGACAGCCAATCCCACAAGCGGGAGCAGCACCAATGGGAGCAGGCGCACCACCGATGGGTGGAGCACCAATGGGTGGAGCACCAGAAGGTATGCCACCAATGGGTGGAGCACCAGAAGGTATGCCACCAGAGGGTGGAGCACCTGAAATGGGTGGAGCACCAGAAGGTATGCCACCAGAAGGTCAACAACCGCCTCCATCTGACGTTCCTGCACCAGCAGGCGAGGAAGAAGACGAGGAATTTGACTTGAATGAACTTTTGGAAAGCCTCAAAGCCGAAATCGGTGAAAACGCCGAAGAGGAAGAAGAGGAAGAAGAAGAGGGTAAGAAACTTGACGAACAGACGAAGCTGACTTCATCTGGTATCGGAAGTGGAAAAGCCGGTGGTTCTCCAAACAAGAAACCATCCGCCGCCGCAAGTTCTACCTCGAAGATTGAATCCGCAGCCAACGATGACGAAGGTTATCCAACGACAGACCAAGCGAAAGTCGTGGCGAAGGAAGCAACTACGGCAAATCGCCCGAACAAGGCGACCAATGCTACCAAGGATAACCTCTCTACCCCATCATTTGGTGGTAAGGGCGGAAATTCAGGCAGTGGACAGTCCGAAATCGGATACCCAAAGACTGACCAAGCCAAGGTAACAGCCAAGGAAGCTTCTGGCGCAACTCGTCCTAATCAGGCGAAGAACGCAACGAAGACCAATCTTTCCACCCCGGGTGGAATGCTCGAAGAGAATGCATTTCTCAAGAAGCAAATCAACGAAGCGGAAGATGTAATCCGCTACGTCAAAGGACAACTTAATGAGGTCAACTTGTTGAATGCCAAACTGCTTTACACGAACAAGCTGTTTAAGTCTTACAACATGAACAACGAACACAAGATGCGTATTGTTGAAATGTTTGACCTTGCCAAAACCGTTCGTGAAGTAAAGTTGACTTACGCCAACATTACCGAGTCATTGAATTTCGGTGGAACCGAAGTGAAGAGAAAGTCCCAGACTTCCTCGACAGTTCAGTCTATTACCGAAGGTCTCGCATCAGGCGCAGTCGCATCAACCAAGCCCAAGGCTATCATAACCGAAGGCAAGTTCGCCAGCAGAATGAAACAACTCGCAGGCATTCGTAGCGAACCAACAAAGAAGTAATCTGAGCGAGAAACTGAAAGAAAAACAATCATATGGAAAACGTAAAAGAACTGTTGACCAATGCGTTGAACCCCCAAGCCCGTCTTATGGCGGAAACCCGTGGTCTTGTCTCCAAGTGGGAAAAGACTGGTTTATTGGAAGGGTTGCGAAACGACATTGAGAAGTCGAATATGTCGGTGTTGCTTGAAAACCAAGCAAAGCAACTGATTGAAGAGTCATCCGTGACCGGAACTCAGAGCAACTCTGAGCAATGGGCTGGTGTGGCACTTCCATTGGTTCGCCGTGTATTCGCCGAAATCGCCGCCAAGGAATTCGTATCGGTGCAACCGATGAACCTCCCAAGCGGACTGGTGTTCTATCTGGACTTCAAGTACGGAACGAACCAAAACGTGTTCAAAGCACAGCCATCCAACATGGACTCCTTGTTCGGTGGTGTCTCTGGTAGTGATGACCTTTACAACTCGTGGAAGCTTGGCTCGACCAACGCCCCTGTTGGTGGTCTCTACGGCCCGGGCCGCTATGCTTACACAATCAACGATACCGCAAGCGTTGTCAATGTCACGGTTGGTTCGGCCTCATTGGCTGACATCAACTTCGATACTGGCAATAGCAACGACTCTGTTGCTGCAAGCATGTCTTCATCGTACGCCGCTGGTCTTCTCTTCACGATTCAGACGAAGGGTTTGACGACTACGGCTTCTCTCGGTGGCTCATACCCCGACCTGAATGCTGTCCGCTCGTTCATGCCTATCAGTCCTTACTTCGTAACGTGGTTCCCGGGTTTCACCAAGTTCAATGGCCCCGAAGCCGTGTTCGTAGTCAGTGCCTCTGCCGCTAATGCAGGACTTCTTGCCTCTGCCGCAGCCTCTTCAACGATGTCGTTGAATTACAGCCTGCAACCGAAGGACACCAGCCGTGGTGACTTTGAAGACCGCCTTGGTCGTATTGACGACAGTGGTGGAGTCGGAACCCAAACGGGTTTGAACCGTGACATCGGTATTCCCGAAGTCAACCTTGAATTGCGCTCGGAGCCAATCGTGGCTAAGACCCGCAAACTCAAGGCAGTGTGGACCCCAGAACTGGCACAAGACCTTAACGCCTACCACTCGGTTGACGCTGAGGCCGAATTGACGGCTCTTCTGTCCGAGTATGTCTCGATGGAAATTGACCTCGAAATCCTCGACATGCTTATCAACAACGCACCAGCAATCAACAAGGAACGCTGGTCGGCACGTCTCAACCGTGAAATCATCAAGACGGGACTTAATCAGTACTCGGTTGTTGACCAAGTAACGGCAGGAGCAGGTGGATACTACACCAAGGCAACTTGGTATCAGACCCTTGGCAACAAGGTCCAGAAGGTGTCCAACAAGATTCACCAGCTTACGCTGCGTGGTGGTGCAAACTTCATGGTCGTAGGACCAGACGTGGCAACCATTTTGGAGTCCATCCCGGGCTTCGTGGTTAACACGGACGGCGATAGCGCCAAGTTCGCAATGGGAGTGAGCCGAGTTGGTTCATTCGCAAGCCGTTTCCAAGTG